GTTTTCATAGAAACCATTTTTAAAACATCACCCCACGTATTAAATGACCATATAACCGCTTTTGAAACAAGAATGGGGCGGCATAGCCTAAAAAATCAGGATGCCCCATATTCAATTATAGGATTAATAACATTATGAAAAAGACAAAACAACCACGGGAATGGGTTCAGGGCATAGATATAGCCGCAGAACTACTACAAGTTGAACCAAACATTTTAAAGTTGGCACGTAAACACCCTGAAATAAGCCAAGCCAAGTGTTTCAAACCAAACGGCAGGGTTGATATGACTACGTTACGGGAGATTTTCCCACTCTATAAGGATGAAATAATTGAATCCGTAAAAAATGCGGATGCCGAAGATTGGAAAAAGGTGAAAGAAAAGTATGATGCATTGATTGCAAAAAACAAATATGAAGAAATGGAGGGTAAATACATCCTACGGGACACGGTTAAAGAACAAATTTTAGGAGTGGCAACGGCACAAAAGGCAATGTTCAAAAGTAAACTTATAACCGAATTGCCTTCACAACTAACGGGATTAACTACTCCCGAAATAACATCCAAACTTGAAACCCTCGTAAATGAAGTTTGTGATTTACTATACAATTTGGAGATAAGAACTAATGGATAACATTGTTTTAAACTCATTTAAGGAAGGTTGGAAACCATCATTCAAGGGGAATATAATTGATTGGATAGAAAACTTTTGTTCGTTATCCCATAATTTTGCCATTCCCGGTAAAGTAAATTTACACCGCAGTAAATATTTAATTCAACCATTATTATCATTATCCAATCATTCGGTAAGGCAAGTTAACTGCATGGCAGGTGTTCAATCTGGTAAATCATTGTTGGCTGATTTATACAAATTATATCTTGTCGGCAATGACAGTGGCACAATGTTGTGCTTATCTCAAAATGACCAAATGTCTGATAGGTTAGTTGAAACCCGTTTGATACCGTTACTGTATAAATGTCCACCAATTAAAGCATTGTTGCCGAAAGACCGTTTTGCCATTTCCAAAACAGACATATATTTTCCCCATTTCAACATTCATAATTCTGCGGCGAAAGAAAGTGTTTTGCAGTCTATCACTGCTAAAATATTAACGGGTGACGAAGTTTATCTTTGGAAGGATGGTTTTATTGATCAAGCAAAAAAAAGAACGGCGGCATTCCCCCACACAAAAAAGATTTTGTTTACTTCAACTGCTGGCAGTGAAGATGGGGAATGGAGCACGGAATTCAATCGGGGGATAATTCATCAATATGGGTGGGTATGTCCATCTTGCCAACACAATCAAATTTATCAGTGGTCTAAGAAGTGTGATGGGGATAAATGGGCAGGTATTGTTTGGGATAGAAACGACGTAACTAAACCCGACGGTTTATGGAATTATCGTGAGGCAGGAAAAACAGCAAGGTTGGTATGTGAAAAATGTTTTAATAGTGTTTATGACAATCCTCAATCACGAAAATATTTAAATGATAGTGGTGTTTATATTGTAACTAATTCCAATGGTGACCCAACCATCCATAGTTACCGATGGAATTCCCTCGCAAACATGGACATATCATTTTCTTCGTTGGTTATTCAATATCTTCAAGCCAAAGACTTAATTAAAACCATTGGATTAAATACGGCATATCAAGAATTTGAGCAAAAGTTAATGGCAAGACCATGGGCAGATAAGATGCAATCGAGAATAGCCGACATATTAACCGAATCATATTCAGTAAGTGAAGAATGGGGTGATTATAAGGTAATGACAATTGACGTGCAAGGAACGGAGTTCTGGTTTGTCATTCGTAATTGGTCTAAATCGGGTGAAAGCCGTTTGGTTAAATGGGGACACTGTGCAACATGGTCAGAACTTCGGCAGGTTCAATTAGACAATCAAGTTAAAGACCAAAACTGTCTCATTGATACAGGACATAGAACAACCGAAATCTACGCAAAGTGCATTGAATACGGGCATGAGGGAATCGTTAATGGACGTAAAACGTGGTTAAGTTGGTGCGGATTAAAGGGATGGGATGCCGATGATTTCGCTCATAGTGGTGGTGTAAAGAAACTATATTCAGAACTTTCATGGGGAGACCCATCTTTAGGAAAGGAAGAAAGTAAGGGTAGAAAATGCCCATTATATAGGTGGTCAAACAAAAGTATTAAAAACATATTGTCGCATTTACGTGATGGCAAGGGGGCTAAATGGATAGCAGCACCCGAATTGGTTGATGATTATTATAAGCAAGCCATGAATTCGGAAGTGTTAATAAAAGAAATAGATAAACGAACTAATAGGGAAAAATTCAGATGGGTAGTAAAACCCCAATCACGCCAAGATTTATGGGATTGCGAATGTGAACAAGTAGTATTTGCCTGCATGGTTGGAATCTTAGGTAATACGGTTCAATAATTATGAAAAAAATACATACAAAAGAAGCAATTAAACAGCGTGGCGAAATTTTTACTCCACCATTTTTAGTAAAACAAATGTTGGACAAGCTTCCTCCGGAACTATTCGAAGATAAAGATACAACTTTTCTCGATAATAGTTGTGGCGACGGAGCATTTTTGGTTGAAGTTATGTCACGAAAAAGAAAACACATGTCACATTTTGACGCTATTCGAGGTATTTTCGGAGTTGAACTCGACGAGAATAATTGCAATGATTGTAGAAATCGGTTAATTGATGGTAGTCAAAATGTTGAATTAATCAATAAAGTTATTAAAAACATTCAAGTCGGAGACGCACTTACATTCGATTACGATAAATTTGAATAGAGTGTTATCAGGTTTTATTCGCAGTTATGGTCGGAATATTGGGAAATGCAAAATAATATAATAAGTTGTTAATCATTTTTTACATCAATACTATTAGTGTATAGGTGGAACTATAACAGATAACAATTTTAGATAAACTCCGTATGGTTCTTTAGTTCCACCTATCCCATACGGAGTATTTATTTATAGATATAGGTGGAACTATGGAAACAAAAGTATGTAAAAAATGTGGTATAGAAAAGACAACTGACCAATTTAATGTTCGTAAGCTTAAATACACGACATCATATAGAAAAGAATGCAAGCAATGTAAGAATAATTATAGTAAAGAATATGAAATCAACAATAGAGAACGGCTTAAATCAAAACGCAAGGCGCATTATAATGTTAATAAGATACGGCTGAACACAAATTCAATTAAATATTACAACAATCACAAGGAAGAACGGCGTGTATCACGCAGGAAACATTATGTGGAAAACAGGGAGCGGATATTGGAGCAACAAAAAGAATATGCCAAGATAAATAAAGAAATGCTCAGTAATTACCATAAAGGTTATTATGAGCGAAACAAAGAAAAAAAACTTACATATAGAAAATCATATTATCAAAAAAATAAAGAAAAGGCAAAAAATTGGAAGGCAAGATGGCATAAAAGTAAATATGGTGTGGACGTAATATACACTTTGAAATTTAATTTAAGAAGCAACCTGCGAAACGCATTAAAAAAACGGTTCAAATCAGGGTCGGCAGTAAGGGATTTGGGGTGTTCTATAGACGAACTAAAGGTTCATTTAGAAAAACAGTTTAAGGAAGGAATGTCTTGGGATAACCACGGAACACACGGTTGGCATATTGACCATATAATACCTTTATCTTCATTCGATTTAACCAATAGGGAAGAATTACTGAAAGCCTGCCATTACACCAATCTTCAACCGTTATGTTGGTATGAAAACCTTCAAAAAGCCGACAAGATACAGAATAATTAAGGGTTAATTTTTACAAACCTACCATCTTTGAAAGTGGAGTGTAAAAATTATGCTATTCGATATAAATATTGATACGGAACAGGATGTAATAGACATCCGCAAAAAAGCAATGGAAGTTCTTGCCGATGGGGGCGTTGAATTGGGGGAGTGGAATAGTGAAGGAACGTCGGTAAAAAAAGTCCGTTCAATGTCACTCCAAAAAATAATCGAAGAATGCAATTCATATTTAAAATTACTTAATCCATCCAAATATGGAGCACGTATTAAACGTATAAATCCATCGTATACAGGACTTTAATATAAATAATTATGGCTTCAAAAATTAAATCTAAGGTTGGCAGTCCAAAGAAAAACGCAGCGGGTTTGTACCAAGATTCAAAAATGCGTCAAACTCCACGTGTGTATCGTCCTGTGTATTATGTAGTTGGAGATACTAAGAACAGTATTACTGCCTCAGATCGAGCGGAACAAGTCCGTTTGGGTCGGGTTGCTTTCTCCACTTTACCTGATTTGGGCGGTGCATTAATACAGAAAAGCCAATGGGTAGTTAGTCCCGGCAGCTTCCAACCAATCTTTACGGGAACACACACGGAATGGGGTGACAAAGCCGAAGAATGGCTGATGGAACAATTTTATCCGATGTGTTCAACACTCGGCGGAAATTATCCATTTCAAACAATTTTATATTTATCTTCACTCGGCATAGACGTTGATGGTGATAGCGGTTTGCTATTAACTTCAACGGCAAATGGTTTCCCACAAGTAACATTGGTTCCGAGCCATAGAATTGGTCAACGAGATACAAATAATATCGTAAAAAGTGGCAAATTCGAAGGTTATAGTATCAATGATGGTGTAATTACTAACGATAATGGTCGTGCAATTGCATACAGAATTTTAGGAGAAAAGAACGACGGCAGTGAAGATAAAGATATTAGTGCCGCAGACTTACAATTACTATTTGAGCCTGAATGGAGTGATCAGCAACGAGGAATAAGCCGAATTGCTCGGAGCATTTCTGACTGGAATGACAAAAACGACATCGACGATTTTCTTTTACGTTCGGTTAAACTCGCCTCGTCAATCGGTCTTAAACATAAGACGGAAGACGGCAGTGGAAATGGGAGCGGTTTTGATCCCGGAGTAATCGAAGATACGGGAGCATTGGTTAGTGGAGTTCAGGTTACTCCGATTAACGGTGGCGAAATTTATTTTATGAAAGCGGGTATTGGGGAAGACATTGAAACATTAAAGAATGAAAATCCTAGTCCAAATACGGAAGAATTTATCTCAAGAATTCAAAAACGGGCAATGTATAGTATAGGATGGCAACAAGAACTGTTAGACTCGTCAAAGATAGGTGGAGCAAGTGTTCGTTTAATCCAAGATTTAACACGTAAAAGTATAGCCTCTCGACAAGCAACAATTGAGCGTCGGGCTAAAATGATCGTTGGTTACGCCGTCGCAAAAGCAATTAAAAGTGGTATTCTTCCTCCAAGCAAAGAATGGTTCAAATGGTCATTCACTAAGGGAGCCATGCTTACTGTCGATAATGGGCATGAATTTAAAACGATGGTTGAAGGGTTAAAACTCGGAACAACTACATTATCGGAAGTATGTGCTGCGAAAGGTTTGGACTGGTATGCGGTAAGACAACAGTCCGAACGGGAAGCCGAAGACTTAATTATTCGTGCCGACAATTTAAGCAAAAGAACGGGTAAGTCATTCGAAACGTGTTTAACTTTAATGTCTCAATCGACTCCGAACCAAGCACCGGTATCACAACCTCCTCCCAATCAATAATTTTATGAAATCTTTAAACAGAATTATAAGCAAATTATACAATGAAAAATGGTGCATCTTGCCATCGGTACATAACAATTATTGCCGACAATTGACTAATCACATGTCAAATAAAATTGAATTGCCTGACGACATTGAAGATGAAGACGAAGTTGAACCTTATGTGCCAACTACCATTGACGGTATTCGGTTTATTGAAATAAACGGAACAATAGGAAAACGACTTGGAATAATTGAAACACAATGTGGCGGTTTTGACTTGGATTTCCTTAATAATCAAATCGAATTGGCGGCAATGGATGAAACTGTTGATACCGTTTTATTTGTTTTCGATAGTCCCGGCGGTGTTTCTACTGGCGTTTACGAAACTGGCGAATTACTAAAAGAATTAGGTAATAAAAAAAGAACAGTGGCTTACACGGATACCATGTGCTGTTCCGCAGCATATTGGTTAGCCAGCCAATGTAATGAAGTCTATTGCTCACCGTCTTCAACGGTTGGTTCAATTGGTGTTTACACGGTTACATTAGACGAAACACGGGCAATGGAAATGGAAGGTATAGCGGTTAATGTCTTTAAGGCAGGCAAATATAAAGTTTCGGGAGCGTCATTCCAAAAAATGAATGATGAAGAAAAGGCAATGTTTCAAAAAGACGTGGATAATCTTTATAACCAATTTAAGTCGGCAGTAAGAAACAAACGGGATATTAAAGATGAAGACATGGAAGGTTTAACCTTTGATGGTGATATGGCGGTTGAAAAAGGTTATGCCGACGGCTTGTTAAATACAGCTTCGGAAGCACTAAGATTTTTACAATTAAATGGATAACAGTAAAAATAAAGTTTGTAAAAGGTGCAACGACTCGAAACCGTGGTTTTTGTTTTATAGTCACAAACGAACGAACGACGGGCTTAGTAGTTACTGTAAAGAGTGTTTTAGTAAATATCGGAAGCAATATCATTTAGATAATCGTGAAGCAGAATTATTATACAGACGTGAATATGTTTCCAATAATCGTGAAAAAGCAAAAATCGCCCAAAGAAATAGTTATTATAAACACTATGATAAGTATTTGGTAACACGACGAAATTATGCAAGGCGTAAAAGAAAAACAGATGTATATTGGAAGTTAGCTCATAGTTTGAGATCTCGCCTAAAAACTGCCATAAGACATAATTATAAAAGTGGCTCTGCAATTCAAGATTTGGGATGTTCAATAAACGAATTTAAAACACATTTAGAAAAACAGTTTAAGGAAGGAATGTCTTGGGATAACCACGGAACACACGGTTGGCATATTGACCATATAATACCTTTATCTTCATTCGACTTAACTAATCGGGAAGAACTGTTAAAAGCATGTCATTATACCAACCTTCAACATTTATGGTGGCATGAAAACTTATCTAAGGGGACAAAACAGTATAAATAGGACATTAAATTTTTACACAACAACCATTATTGAGATATGAATATATTTAAAAATATTTTTACGGCGAATACGGAAATAACCAATTTAAATAAAATAATTGGCGAATGGGTCGGCAAAGGTGCCGATTACGATAAACAAATCAACGATTTACAGGATACTATCGGTAAGTTTATGGAAGAAAAGGCGGGTTTTGAAAAACAAATTGCCGACGTTAAAGCCGAATATGAACTAAAAATTTCTGATTTAAGCAAACAAAAAGATACAGAAATTAACAATTTGGAAACGGTGGTTAAAGAAACTGCCGAATCAACGTCTGACCAGGCACTAGATTTAGTTGCTTCGTTGGGAGTTGAACCCAATACAGTAAAAGTGACAAATACAGAAGTTAATCCACAAGATATTTATAATACATGGATGAACCTCTGTAAGAATTCACCAAAAGATGCCCAAGTTTTCTACGGGAAAAACAAGGACACACTTAACAAAATAACAGGCTATAAAGCCTAAAACTTCCCGAACAGAAAGAATATAATAATATGTCTAATCAACTTAATGGATTTCTTCAGGCTTATGCTATGGAAGGACTTCCTCAACTTATCGCTTCTGCTCCGGTGCTGAATTCGTTTACTACGGATTTCTCTGCCGATTTAGCATCGGGTGGCACCAGTGTTGTAACGAGAGTGCCCACCACAACCTATACTGCAAATGACACCGATGCCAATGGCTATGCGGCACTTGCGGCTTCTAGCTCTGCTGTTACAGTGACGCTCAAGCAGCGTGACATTACACATCAGTTCTCTGAATTGGAATGGCAGAATCAGGGTCAAATCTTGAATACTTTCGTTACTCCGATGATTCAAGGTTTGCTTAACTATGTGTCTAACGACATCCTTTCGGCTGTTACCTTGGCTAACTTTGCAACTTCGTTGTCTAGTTCTGCTGCTGGTTTCTCCGGTTCGGCTGTTACTAAATTGGCGCAGTTGCTCTCCACTAACAATGTTCCTGCTGATAACAGAACTTTGATTGTGGCTCCAACCTACATGGAAACCTTGGTTAACTCCGTTAATCAGGCTTACTTCATCAATCCTTCGGCAAATACCAAGAATTATGCTGGTTTCACGGTGCAAGAATATACCAATATTCCTACTACCAATAACTTGGTCGGTGTTGCGGCACACAAATCGGCTATTGCAGTTGCTACTCGTATTCCTTCCTTCGGTGGAAGCGTGGAGCAGTCCGTAATCACTGATCCTAAGAGCGGCTTGAGTATTGCCTTCCGTCAGTGGCATTCACCGGACGACGGGAAATGGAAAATGGCTGCGTCAATTATCTATGGTTACGCCCGTGGTAATGGCTCGTCTCTCGTTCGAATTGTCGCCTAATTAATAAGTAATTAAACACAAAGACCCACTTAAACAGTGGGTCTTTTTTTGTCCCAATAACAAATAATTTTTACAAAGTAACTAATATTGATATGAATCTCAAATCTCAAATGTCGCAAGATGTTGCCGTAATTATCTCTGATCGTGGAGATGCTTTACTTACTTGGAAAAACGAGGATTATAAATGTTCGGCAAGTGGTGTAAATAACAAAAAAGAATTAGAAGCAGGTGGTTATGGCATTGATGAAAAGAATTCTTTTACAGTATTAAAAGATGATTTTGCCGGAGGCATGTATCCCAAAGA